AGAAACGTGCAGAGAAACAAGCACGGGGTGCTCTTGAGAAAAAACTTACTGGTGGAAAATCTAAAGCAGATTTATCGTTTGCTGAAAGAGGACAACTAGAAAAGCGTATGGCAAAAAAGTCTGCCGCTATAAAGAAACTAGCAAAGAAACTTCTTCCCGCCGCTAAAGCGAAAGATAAAGAAAAGTTTAAAAAATCAGCACCAACTGAGGAATAGTCAGATTAAAAGTTTTTCTGAATATCTGTTGGTTGAAGAAACTAAAGAAATTGTAGTTTCCTTTGCTAGGTTCAATTCGACTACTGTAGCACACGAGAAGTTGATCGATAAGGTTTCTTCTATTGCTACTGGCAACAACTACAAGATATTCGTCTTATCACCTCAAAAAGAAACTCCTAAATTGGATATCACCACAAAGATTAAATTGATGCGTAAGATGTTTCCAAAGTATGGACGTGCCATAATGAATGATCCTGATATACATTCTGTATCTGATATCCTCTCTAAATTAAAAGATCAAGGTTATTTCAAAGTAACCTTAGTTATCGACTCCGATAAAATTCCAGAAATTGATTTGATTATAAATAAATATAACTTTACTGATATAAATATAGTACCGTCTGGTTTGCCTGATCCTGATGATGTTGTAAGAAAACATATTAAATTAGATATGGTATCAGAGGAACGTGAAAATTATGTGAAAGGTTTATTGTATAGTTTGAATGATAATGTTATAATAAAAGAAAACAAAGAAACTGCTAAAATCACTATGTTAGGTTCTAACTATGTTATAGTAGAAACTAAAGATGGTAATAAACTCCGTAAATGGATATCAGATATCAATAAAACAAAGGAAACTAAATGAAAACATTCCACCAACTAAGAGAGAGTTTAGAACCACAAGAACTCAACGAAAAACTAATCATGCTATCCAATGGTAAACGATATGGTCAAATTGTTTTCTTGGCGGGTGGTGCAGGTTCAGGTAAAGGGTTTGCCGCAACAAATTTCATGCAATCAGAACTATTCAAGATCCGTGATGTGGATGAATGGAAAACCTCGTTTATGAAAATTGCGGATTTAAAATCTAATCCCGAAAAATATGCAAAGAGACTTGCTGCTGGTTCTAAGATTGATCCAGACAAATATAAAGAAATCAAAGGATTGAATTTAAAAAAATCTGCCGATGTATTTAAATTACACACCTTTATTGATGGACTGAATATCAAAGATAATACTATGCGTGGTTTATTATCTACTATGAAAAACCCAGCAACTTTACCAAATATCATGTTTGATATCACAGCAAAGGATATTAACTCTGTCGCTAAGATGATGCCTGATTTATTGTCTGCTGGATACAATCCTGCTAATATTCATATGATTTGGATTCTTACAAACTATGAAGTTGCTATCAAAAATAATGCAGAAAGAGACAGAGTTGTACCAAGTGATATCTTATTGAATACTCATGAAGGTGCTGCATCTACTATGTTCAACCTTATTGCAAAAAAAGGTAAGAAACTAGCAATCAATGGTGCTATCCATGTTGTGTTAAATAATCGTGTCAATACCATCACTTGGGCAGAAGGCGATGTTGCTAAAGGTGGTCAGAAAGTTACTGCTAAAGGACTTGAGAATCGACCCTTAGATAAAAAAGGTAAAAAGATTGGAATGATACGTGACTTCAAATACTTAACTATGAAAGAACGCGGCAAATCAATCAAATCTGATGAAGAAGTCTTAGAACAATTGCGTAGATGGATACTCGATAATATCCCTGAAACGGACCTTAAACAAGGTCTTTCTACAATGACAGATGACCAATATTCTTTTCAATAATACAATGGATAATAATATGAATGATAGTGAAAACGAGATACACCCTGATATCGATGTCATGCTAATGGATCATATAGATTATGCAGCATATATAAAAGATGCAAGGGCTGGTATGCAAAGTATGAATGAGTTCATAAAAGAAAAAGAAACACAATATAAATCTAAAGATAACTAAATATAAGAGAGTGGCAAACTAATGAAACCGCAATTTGAGATGTTGAAAAAAATATTATCAGAGAGAGTTCAAAAGGTAGATGAACTCTCAACCGAATTGCTTGGTCGATATAAGACTAAAGCAGGAGCAGATGCTTCTGCCGCTGATAAAAAAGGAGACTTTAAACAGGGCAATAAAAGATTTTCTGGTATCGTTAAAGCAACAAAGAAACAATTTAAGAACAATGAAGAAGTTGATGATGATGCACAAAAAGAAGAATTAAAAGTTTCTGATGGTTTGGATGTATGGATTAAAGCATTTCAAGGTTCTGATGCACCTCAGTTTGATGAAAAAGATGATGAAGAAATACGCAATATGGCAATTGCCGCATTCCTTGCCGCAAAGAAAAAACTAAAATAAAGGGAATCATTTTATGGAATCCATGTCAAGCAATGAGAGAAGATTAGATCGCATTGAAGGAAAGATTGATAAATTGTCTGATGTTGTGGTATTACTTGCAAGAGCAGAAGAACGATTAATTACTTTAGAGTACAACAAAACTGAAGTCTCAAAAACTTTGGATGATCTTGATGCACGTGTAGACGAATTAGAGTCTATCGTTGATTTAAATCAACGAACAGTTAATTCGGTTCATAAGGTAATGTGGCTAGGTGCAACAGCAATGGCTGCTGGACTCTTAACATACATTAAAAAAGGTTTATAGAAACCCACATTTAAAATTAAAAAAAGGAAAACAAATGTTTAATAATAACGTCCCAAATCCACTAGCAGATACATATAAAGAAATGCTAGAAGGTACTAAAGCAGAATATGAAAAATTCTTCAATGGTGCTTTAAAGAAGTTTAAGATTTCATCTCCTGCGGATCTTAAAACTGATGCAGAGAAAAAGAAATTCTATGATTATGTTGATAAGAATTATACATCAGAGGACGAAGAGAATGAAGAACTTAACCTAGAAGATTATTCGGTCGGTGATTGGGAAGAGTTTATGATGTCTGAAGATTTTGAACAGTTAGATGAATTAAGTAAAAAGACTTTAAGTTCTTATATCGGTAAGTCTAAGAGTGCAAGGGATAAGGGATTGAAGGATTACCACAAATCACCTGAAGGTTCAGACGAGCGAGATAAAGTTGGAAAGAAACTTAATAAGAGAACTGATGGTGCAACAAAGGCTCAAGATAAATTAAGAGGACGACAAAATCTGAAAAACGCCAAGGAGAATTACGATCTGAAAAAAAAAGAATCTAATTTAGAAGAAGCAAAGAACTATACTTATGATGGTAGCGGAACCGTAAAGATCACTAAGAAAAACTTTGCAAAGGTTCATAAAGATTATAAGGGTGGTACTAAGGGTAAGGAAACTATGATGGTTCTTAGTCCTAAAACAGGTGGAACTGTTCTGGCTCCTGTAGAGTTTATTTCAGAAGAACTAGAAGAAGCAACAAATTGGAAACAAGGTGATGGTAAACCTAAAGGTGGTTCTTCTATTGAAAATGTAAAGTTCTGGGATCTTCCTGATGCTTCTCTAAAGTATATTCAGAAAGATGCCTCTGCCGCAATGAAAGCAAATCCAGAAGGTAAGAAAGCTGGTAAGTATGCTGATGAAGTAAATGATGCATCAATTGTACTGTTCTGGCGTAAGAAGAATAACATCATAGTTAAATAATTTAAAGAACTAAAAGGTAATAAAAAATGGCACAATATTCAAAGAATAGGACTTCGTTTTACCCAAATGAAAATGATGATATTTTCGAGGTAGGATTACTAGGAACTAAAGACGGAAATGTTGTGTCTGATATTAATCCACTTCCGGTTACAATGTCACAAGCAGCATCTTATGGTTCTAATAAACCATTCTATCTTAATGTTGCTCAAGGATTAATTCCTGGGTATTCAGGAAACCATAAGTTTGGTGCTGTTCCTTTAATGTCTATCAATACTACTGGAACTGTTTGGGATATCAATGATACTCTATATCCTTGGGATTCTTGGACTACACCAGGAACTATTACTCTTGATAGAGCAAATGCTGCTGATATTAATCATATAGTTAGAGTCGAGGGATTAGATGCTAGTTTTAACTTCGTATCAGTTGATATCACCTTAACTGATGTTAGTAATGCTTCTGCTCAAGTGTTTTCAAGAATTAATAGAATGTATTTACTTACTGATGGTAATGCAAATCTAGGTCATATAAATGCGGTTAAAGGTGGTGTAACAGTTGCTAGGATAACTGCACTAAAAGGTCAGACTTTAATGTCGGTGTTTACCATACCAGCAGGAAAGACTGGTTACTTAATTAATGTTTGTATGTCAACTCAGACTAATGGGGATGGTTCAGGTCAAGTTATGGTTCGTGACTTTGGGGATGAAGTTTTTTTGATTAAACATGCATTTGAGATAAGTGGTGAAGGTGGACATTATATGTACGATTTCCATATACCTACACCAATCACAGAAAAATCTGATATAGATATTAGAGCAATATCAAGAGCTAATAATGGTAGATATACTGCGGTATTTGATATCTTATTAGTAGACAATTAAAAATAAATAAGGAATATAAAAATGAAAAAAGTACCAAGTTGGTTAAAGGGTTCAGTAGCAACCCACAGAGGATATGAAACAAAAGCTGGTGAATTATTAAAGTCCATCAGATTAACTCAAGAGCAAATCAATGAGTGGAATGAAGTTGATACTGTTGTTGTTGAAGAACCTGTAGTGGTTGTTAAAGAACCTGTAGAAGAGATTTATTTAAAGTCTAAGACTAAAGCAGAATTGATTAGCATTGCTGAACGTCATGGTTTAGAAGTTAATCCAAAAGATACAAAAGCAGATATCATTTATATCCTAGAAACTTTGGTGTAATATTATTATGAAGATGTTTGAAGTGTTGAATGAGGAGAACTTTCTATTATATGCATCTAGGAATTATAACTCTACTAAATGTATAGATCTTAATGAATTTTATGATGACCTTAATCGCTTCAAACATATTAATAAATTATTAACTAGATATGCTGTTAATGATGACCTGCAAGAAAGATTGTTACTAAATCATACCATTGTCTTATTCAATGTATTCGGTATAGATGCAGCAAGTAAAATGATATGGTATAGAATTAAAGAACAACATTGGTCAGTGATAAAGACTCTTCTTGTTTACTTGAACTATATAAATGAAAAGGATAAAGTTGAAGTACCTCTGGATATAACACTAGTTGAAAGACTTAGAAAGATATGATTTAAACGATTTTAACCTTTATAACATACTGATTACTAACATGAATAATAGTGCTATTTTCACTTAATATCGTTATTAGTACATTGATACCTATTAGTTCTAGTTATAATGCAGTTTAAACGATTATAATATATAACATGTTGATTAATAACCCTATCCCAATTTTCCCTAGTGACAGATCTATTATACTACACTTTTCAATAAATGTCAACCCTTAAAAAACAATTAGGTAAATTATTATGAGCATTATATCAAGAACAGGTGATTTATTTTATGCCTTTAGATTCTTAAAACTATTAGTTACACCTTGGAACAAAACCGAAGCATTTGAACTTGGTGTTATAGATGCAAAAGGTAAAGTACTAAAAAAAGGATCTACCTTAAAAACCCCCGAAGAAAAAACTTCATATACAATATTCCATAGACTAGTCTTTAATATTAAAAGATTAATTGGATTACTACCATACGGTAGAACTAAAATTGCATCATGGGCAACTGCTATTTTCTTGATCAGAGAAGAAACCGGTATGTCCGAAGAAGCAATCCTAAAAGTTCTAAAGAAAATGGATGCTTCCTTTAATGAAAAGGAATTAACAGAATCCTCCACTTGGTATCTTAATGAAAGCAAACAACTGCTACCAGGAATCTATACTTTGCAAACTGAAGGGGTTTCTCCTAAAACTGGTGAAGTAATTGCCTCGAAGGGTACTAACATTAAAGTTAATGAAGCACTAGAACCTGTTGGATATTCTCTTGGGGAACCTATATATAAAGTATATCACCTAAAAACTAAACAAGAAATCTTTATCAACTCTGGAGAAATAATCAAATGAAAGAAGAAGTTGCCTCAAATTCTGTATCCGGTGGTGGTGTAGATATGAATCCTAATGGAAGACCTAAACATAAAGAGTTTAATGTTTCTGCTGATGTGTTTCGTAAGTTTGAAACGGGTAGAATGAAATTCGAAAGATGGTCAAAGTTCCTTGATGAAGAAGATGATAATCAAATGAGTATCAAATTGTACGCCGCTAAGAATAGAGGTCATACTATCATTCTAAGAAATGAAGAAACAGGTGCACTAAGAGCAATTAGACGAAGATCATCTAACGGGTTATGATAAGACTATATGGTGCAATTGCTTTAGTTATGGTTATCCTTGGTTTGGGTCTTGGTTGTAAATATTATTATGACTCTACCCAAGCAACGATTGAACTATTGACCGCTGATAATGCCACTCTAAGTGTTGCAGTGGAAATCCAAGAAGCTACTATAGCAGAAATTAATAGTTCAATAGAATTGAGAGAAGAGGCTTCTGCCGAAATACAAGATCGACTACAGGAATCTGAGGTAATGTTAGATACACTTAGACTCAAACTCACTAACCATAATTTGACTAAAATTGCCATTAAGAAACCTAATTTACTTGAGGATAGAATTAATTCTGCTACCAAAGAACTGTTTAAAAACATCACCGCTGATACTACTACTCAGTAGTAGTTGTACACCATTACCTAAAATTGAAATTAGACAAAGATATTCGAATGGGGGGTATAAGTGTTTCACTTAAATTTGCAGTTATCGAAATGGTATCTTTTCATAATATTGCCCCCACTTTTAGGACAGTGAGGACACTGGACTATTTCTTGAACAAAGCCTTTTAGAGCAGCAGAAATCTTTGCTTTAGTTTCTTCTGATATTTTCTTGTCTTTTTGAGCAGCAGAAATCCTGGCTTTAGTTTCGGGTGACATATTCTTTTTAGAGGCACTCATCTTTTCTTTAGTTTCTTCTGAATGTTTCCTGCCTTTATGAGCAGCAGACATCTTTGCTTTAGTTTCATCAGATATATTTTGTTTAGAGGCAGAAATCCTGGCTTTATGTTCAACTGATAGTTTCCCTCCAGCAGCACCACCATCAAGACCGTTTTCAAGAATGAGATTTGCCCAATCTTTAGATTCTACTATATCATTTTCATTGGAGAACTGTAGTGCGACTTCTGTTATACTGGTGTCGTAATATGGTTCTGATAACCAAAGGGTCTCTATGAATTCTTTACCATGCTTTTTGATGTGATTTGTCCAACGAGTACCAGAACCCTGATACTTATAGGGATCTTTCTTAGTGGTTTTACCGAAGTATTTTAAACCTGTCTTGGAGTGTTGCTTGATATAAAGAAATGTTGGGATAATTTGTGTATATATAGTTGTGCTGGTCATAATGGTTTCCATTGTAGAATGATTAGAGTTACTGGGAATTGTCGTTCCGCGAGTAACACCTTTATTGCTTGACAAAAAGTGAGTAATGTTATAGAATAGTATTTCTAGTGTTATTTATACAAATTTAAATTTAGGGGTTATAGTATGATAAAAATATATGGTGCAATTGCTGTTACTAGTATTGATGGTTGGGGGTAAATATTAATATTATTACGATTCGACCCAAGAAACCATTGAACTATTTAAGAATATTACTGCCGATACTACTACTGTCCCTTAGTAGTTGCTCACTGTTTCAACCTAAAATTGTGACAGTCACTGAATTCATAAAACCAGTGATCACTCCACAAAAACATCCCAAACCCATTAAACTTTCTAAAGTGGAATGGTCAGTGGTGTCAGATAAAAACTTAGAAGCATTCCTAGAAAAATCCAGAAAGATGAATGGTCAAGTTGTGTTCATTGCAATATCAGTAAGAGGATATGAGAATATATCCCTAAATGTGCAAGACATGAAAAGATATATAGATCAACAAAAAGCAATTATTCTTTATTATGAAAAGTCACTAAAATAAAAATATTAGTAGACAAATCCTACTATATAGTATACAATATGTTATTGACTTTAAGAAACTTGATAAAGGAATGAAATGGGAATTAGATTATTAGAACCGAAATCTATTTACACGATAGATTACAAAACAGCAATAGAGTTTGCCAAACAACAATCAGAAATCTTCTGGTTGCCCGATGAAATTGAAGTTGAAAAAGATTTACACGATCTTAAAACCAACTTTACCGAAGCAGAATATCATGGTGTTATTTCTACACTAAAATTATTTACAATCTATGAGTTATCGGTTGGTAATGACTATTGGCAAAATTATGTTAGTAAAGTATTTCCTAGACCAGACATCCAAAGAATGGCAACAACATTTGCCTTTATGGAAATTGGGGTACATGCACCATTCTACAATAGAATTAATGAAGTCCTTGGATTAGATAATGATGAATTCTATACTGCTTATATGGATGATGAAGTATTAAATAATCGTATGAAATGGATCTCTAAGAGAGTTTCTAAACGTGATACGGTTTATAATATTCTGAAGTCTGTTGGTATCTTCTCTATGATTGAAGGTGCTATATTATATTCATCATTTGCTTTCTTGAAACACTTTAATAACAACGGTAAAAATAAACTGGTAAATGTAAATGCCGGTATTAACTTTTCTGCTATTGACGAAACATTGCACTCAGAAGCGGGTGCATGGTTATTCAGAACATTGTTAGATGAAGCAATTCAAGATGGTGTAATTACTGAAGCAGAACAAGTAAAACTTAGACAAGAATTAGAAGATACTACAAGAATTATCCTAGAACATGAAGCAGTGATTATTGGTAAGATTTTTGAAAAGGGTAGTATTAAAGGTATTAGTGATAAACAGTTGATTCATTTCGTTGAATCGAGATTGGACATTTGTTTATCTAACTTGGGATATAAACATATCTTTAACCCTACATATAACCCTATAGCATCATGGTTCTATAAAGATCTTGAGAGTAGTACTCTACATGATTTTTTTAGTTCTCAGGGGTCTGATTATAATAGAGCATGGACAGAAGGAAAATTTGCATGGTGAAAGAGTGTAGCATTTATGAAGAACTTGGTGAAGAACGTAAACAATTACAAGCAGAAGGTAAATTGCCACTTTGGTGTACAACTGCTGCTTGGCAAATGCTTAAAGAAAAATATCTAACACCAGAGTATACAGATCTACAATCAGTTTATACTAGAGTAGCAAAACACGCAGCAACTTATACTAATGATAAACCATATTGGGAAGATACTTTCTTTAACCTACTATGGAGCGGTCATCTAGCAGCATCTACACCCGTTCTATCTAATATGGGTACTGGTATTGGTTGTCCTGTAAGTTGTTCTGGTGGGGTAGTAGGAGATTCTGTATATGATTTCTATGGTGCTCAACAAGAAGCAGCAATACTATCAAAGAATGGATTTGGTACTTCGGGGTACTTGGGTGGGATTAGAGCAAGAGGATCAAATATCAATGGCATCAAAGGTGGTGCGTCTGGGGTATTACCAGTACTTAAGGATTTTATTCAAATGTCAAGAGATATCTCACAGGGTTCTCAAAGACGCGGTGCTTGGGCGGGATACGTTGAGATTGATCATGCAGATTATCATGAATTGATTAATCATATTTCTAAATACCCTGATGATGCTAATGTTGGTTGGATAGTTTCAAATGATTTTATTGAACGATTAGAAGCGGGTGATCCTGATGCTATTGAACGATATCAGAAAGCCATGAAACTTAAAATGATCACGGGCAAAGGATATTTCTTTTTTGTTGATAAGGTCAATAAACAAAATCCTCGGATGTATAAGGATAAAGGTTTTGAAGTAAAAGCATCAAATTTGTGTACAGAAATTACTTTGTATTCTGATAATGATCATACATTTTCTTGTGTGTTGTCTTCAATGAATGGTGCTTTGTATGATGAATGGAAAGATACAGATGCAGTATTTAATGCTACCGTGTTCCTTGATTGTGTTAACCAAGATCTAATTGAAATCGGTAAAAGAACACAGGGTATGGAAAAGGTTGTTAAGTTTGCTGAAAAGAGTAGAGCATTAGGGTTGGGTTTATTAGGGTTTCATACTTATCTACAAGAAAATATGATTTCATTCGAAAGTATGGATGCATATTATAAAAATACAGAAATCTTTAAACACCTTGATTCTGAATCTTTAAGGGCATCTAAGTGGATGGCCGAATCATTTGGTGAACCAGAATGGTGTGTTGGTTATGGTGTTAGAAATACTCATCGTATTGCTATTGCTCCTAACTTATCTTCTGCTCTTATTTGTGGATCTGTTAGTCAAGGTATTGAACCTATATACAAGAATGCTTATGTTCAAAACACATCTGCTGGAAAGGTTGATAGAGTAAATTCGACATTATTAAAGTTGATGAAAGACCGTGATGTATATTCTGTTAAAACTGTCCAAGATATTATTAAGAATAGTGGATCTGTTCAGCATGTTGATTGGTTATCGGAAGAAGAGAAAGAAGTTTTTAAGACTGCCTTTGAAATCTCTCAATTCCAAATAATCACATTGGCATCTGGAAGACAACGATTTATAGATCAAGCACAAAGTATTAATCTGTTCTTTTCTGCTGATGAATCGGAGGCATATATATCATCGGTACATAAGGCTGCGTTTCTAGATCCTTATATAAAAAGTTTATATTATATTAGATCTGAAAGTGGTGTAACCACTAACAAAGATGAATGCATTTCGTGTCATGGATAATATCTCACCTACTATTGAGTAGAAAGAGGTGACCGCTATCGCCCGGTCCACAATAGGCGACCA